TACCATTCAACAAAATAAGACTTACCTACGTTATCATGACCTAGTATAAAATTTAATTGACCTTTTTTGTGTAAGAAGTAATCATCAAAGTAAATACCTAAACCTAATCCTTTTTGTATTTTACCATCTCGGTAATCTAATAAGGTTTGTGTGCTATGTCCATCTTTTAATATCATGCTTTGTAGTTTTTAATTATTTGTTCTTGTATAGTTAAGCTACTACTATCAAATGTAACTAAGCTTGAATACTTATCTATTGTTTCAGGTCTTGAAAAGAATTCTAAAGTACAATATTGATAATTTGTTTGTTTATGATAGTCATTCTTTGATGCGTTTAATATAGCATCTTTAATTTGCTCTTTGTTGTAACCTTGTTTGAATAATGCTTTATACTTCTTCTTAACTTTGTCATTTACTACTTTAAAACTTCTTCCAAAAGTTGAATTTATAAAACTTAACAACTGGTCGAAGTCGATAGACTCGACAATATTATTATTTATTACATTAACTTTTACATTTACATTATCTTTTACTGTTGGATTTGTTGACGTTTGTTCAACACTTTCAACACTTGTTAACACTTGTTGATTTTGTTGCTTTCTTTTTTCTGCACTTATCTTACCTGCTTCAGAACGTTTAACCTTAATATCTTCCCACTTTTTTAAATCTCTTTTTAATTGCAATTTAATAGGCTCAAATGCTAAATTAACTAATGGATTTTCACTTACTGGCTCTTCATCATTCACATAAGCAAAAATATGCTTAAACAACTCTCCTGCTACTTCATTTGGGAGCATATCTATAATGCTTTTTTGGTCTGCATATAGAACAAAACCTTTCTTATTTTCTGCCATAATTACTTCATTTTAGATTGAACATGAAGTAACGCTCCGATAAACTTATGTAATTCTTTTTTACTTAGAATAACATTTTTAGTCCAATCTTCCCCATCAAGACTAATACTAATTTCATTGAGTTTTTGAAACTCATTTTCGATTTCGTTAATGTAAATGAAATCCGAATTTTGCACTTTCATTTTGTACTGCATATAACTTAATTTAAATTAAAAAAGCCAAGTAAAAAAGGTGCCTGAGAAAACCTTTAATACTTGACTCTTATTGTAATTCTTAAAATTTCTTTGAAGTTTCTCAGGCTTCGTGTTTGCAAATATAATAAATTAATTTATTCCTGCAATAGTTTCTCTAAATAAATTTGCAATTTCGTTATGTTCTTCAATAACATTAGCGTCTGCACCAGTTTCATAGACCTTGTTTAAAGCCATGTTAACCTCGTTCTTTAATCTGTTAGTAATAAGTTCAGGAAATACCTCGTTACATTCTTCTATGTAGTCAATTAAAGCCAATAAACCACCATAAGTTACTACTACTGCTTTGTCATATCTAGCACTATTCATTTTGTATTGTGCTAATCTTTCTAACTTTCTTTGCTTTGCGTTCATAATTAATCTAAATTTAAATTGTAATCGTTAATAATTTGTCTTAGTTTCGTTCTTAGTTCTTCTACTTGATGCCATTTCTCATCTGTAATAGTATCATCGTACTTTAATAATCTTCGCATTTCTTGATCTAAATCCCATGATACTAGCTTCCATTTATAACCATCTAATGCAGTTCTTAAATCTTCTTCTTCTTCAAATGTTATTGTTGCTTTCATTTTAAAATAATTTTTGTTGTGAAACATGATTTTTAATTCTTTCTATTGCTTTGTCGTAATATTCTTCGTCAATTTCACAAGCTGTTAACTCAAATCCTAAGTTGTGACAAGCTATCGCTATACTTCCACTTCCTAAATGGGTATCTAGTATCTTATCTCCTTCTTTAGCGTAATTAATTAGTATCCATTCATATAATGAAATAGGTTTTTGACAAGGATGCCATCGCATTTCATTTTCCCAATCAATTTTATTGCCTATCACATTTCCTATTGATGTGTAATGATATATCTTCATATTAACTCCAAAACTATGAGAGGCAATGTCACAATCGGATAATCCTCTAGGTGCTTTACGCTTACCACCGCCTGTTTTATCGTGTATTATTCTACCAACATCTTCTATATATTTCCCATAATAATTTACACCAAATATTATTGTATTTTTACTTACTCTTTTTAACTCTTTAAAATATGATTTTTTAGGTATTTCATTATTCCAATTTATTTTTTTATGATGTTTTTTGCTTTTAGTATTTCTAAAATCTCCAATACCATAAGGAGGGTCAACTATTGACAAATCAAAATAGTTATCAGGATAACGAGCCATTAATTCCATATTGTCCTCGTTTGTAATTGTTATTTTATCTGTTATATTCATAGTTAATTGTTATTAAAAAAATAAGGAAATATTGATTTATTTGGTGTGTATTTGTCAATGTGCATAATTGTAAATCCTGAGCGACCTTTAGTAAAGTTTAGTTGTACCCATTCTGAACTTGGCGAAAAAGCTGCAAAGTTGAAATAATGAAAATCGTCTGAAGTACACATATCAAATAAACATTGGTGGCTGTCTCCTTTGCTTATTTCTATATACTTTGCTTCCCTATAAATTCCTTCATTCTTTAAAAACTGGTCAATCTTATAAACTTGCTTTGCATCTAAAATTGGTTTAAAACCATATTTCATGTGCCTGTCGTCTTTACCATGTGTAATAACAAATGCATGGTCTCCTACTACATAATGCGACATAAACTTCAAATGATTAACAACCTCAACATTGTTATACTTTACATCACAAATTTGTTTAAATGCTGAGTTAACCGTATAACCAAAAGCAGCAGAATGATTATCATTACATACATTATTAAAAGTTATGTATTCATACTCTTTACTCAACAAGTCAACTAACATTAATTTAGCTTTTAATCCAGTATCAAATGCTTCCTCGTTAGTCATGTTTTGCGGTAACTTGTGACCTCCTCTAGTAGTTAAACCGTTAAAACCGTCCATGTAATCTCCTAAATCATCAATATATAATACACTTGAACGTTTACATGATAACATTTTATTTGCCATTTCTTCTATACGTTGGAATAACATCTCCCCTCCCCACTCTTCTGCATACATTGCTAATCCCTTACGAGATGCATCCATTCCTACGTGTGTATCTGTAAATACTAATCTGTCAAATGTTTCTACTTCAGGTAACTCTTTCTTTTCTAGTTTTTGATACTTCTGTTCTAAGATGTCGTTAATTATCTTTTCGTAATCTACTGCTTCATTAGGTGTAGCATTTATAGAAAACTTTTCAGATTTATACCAATAGTAATTAACACTATTAAAATCTATTCCTTTTTCTTCACATTCATCTCTTAATGCTTTATTTCTATCTTTTATCTTGTTAACATGGTATCTTATGTTTTGTTTAGATTTACCAGTTTCATTCGATACGATTCTAACTACATCAGCTATGCTTTTACCTGATAGTAGTAGTTCATCAATTCTCTTCTGCATTTTTATAGTAATTTAGAGATTTTAAAATTAGGCTGTGTTCACGTTGTAATAGTCTAAAATAACGTTGTTTAATTACACCTCCTTTAATCATTCGTTTTCTTGTTGTTCTTAACTGTTTAATTAACATATATTTACTTATTTTGTTTTATAAATTTCTTTTTCTGATTCAGATAATTCGTTAAAAGTTGGCACTATATAACCTTGTATCATTTCTTCTTCACTAAGATAAGATTCATTTTTGTAACCTAAATTAACTGGATTAATATTTTCAATTTCCTTAGTTCTATTTTTTCTGTGGTTATATATTTCAGCATCTACACTTGCTAAAATTTTATTATTGCAGTAGTTTCTGTGGTTAATGAAATCCTTTCTAAGCTGTAAAATTATAGAGGGTGTTACATCAACACCTTTTTTTACTAACTCTAAAACTTCTTTTTTTACGTATTCGTTAACTTGGCTCATTACTTACTGATTTATTTTCTAATATGGCATTTTATAACACTCTCCAACTTTAGGCACTAAAGAAACGTTTGAGAAATTTCTCTTTGTATCTTTATTAAAATTACTGCAATCATTAACAGTCCATATATGTGCATAAATAGAAACTCCACCTTCTTCGGCACTGTTAACAACATTGTACTGAAATACTTTTACTATCCTATCACAATCACAATCTTTACTTGAAGAATACTCAACTGATGGACTTAAATCTTCTTTCTTACAGCTTACTGTTAATGCTACTAATCCTAATACTAATACTAACTTTTTCATTTTACTTTTATTTATTTATTTATTAATTTACTATGCTTTATCGTCTAATTCGTAATCATCTCCATGCCATTTTAAATCATCTATGTAATCAGCAATCTTATCTTTTATCCTATCTTTCATATCTGTAGATAATAACCTTGTACTAAAATCAATATCGAAATAATCCCAATCATCTCTATGTTCAGTAGGTATTTCTATTGTATTGTAAGATTCTGTAATTGTCATCTTATCATACTCTACTTCTATTTCAATATCATCGTCTAACGTGTCGTTAAAATATACTGGATATAAACTTAATTCATCTGCTCCATGTAATATTGCTAAATCTCTTGAATGGTATGCAACACCATCGTAAACCCATAACTTATCCATAATCTATCTTGTTTTAATGTTTTTAGCTCGTTTAATGTACTCAATCTTATCTGTTGGGTCAATACCTTTAGCAGTCAATAATCTTGCGTATAAATCAAAATTAAAGCTACCTTTTCCATTTCTAGTGAAGTAGTCGTAACTACTTGCCAACATTTTGTCTTTAATCACTAACATATCTATTTGTTTTTGTTTTATTATTACCAAGTCTTATAAGCTTTAGATGTTTGTTTTGAACCAGTAGAAAATTCGAAAGTTTGAAATGGCTCTACAATCATTTTTCTATCGTTAAACTCTGCAATTCTTTTTTCATTTCCCTTTTGTAAAAATAAAGTGTGAAATTTAACTATATCTTTACCGTATCTTTTAACTTTCTTTTCAATAGATATAACCGTATATCCATTTTCTAAAATCTGTCCTTGTTTTGGTTCGCTTTGTAATTTCATTTCTATTTGTTTTTGTTTGTTTGTATATGACAAATATATATATAATAATTATAATAATAACAATAATAATTAAAAATAATTTAAAATATTTTATAAGTGCTTGATTTTGAGCAATAAAAAAACCCTTACTTTTTTACTAGTAAGGGCTAAAACAATAAAATTATGTATGAAATCAGTATAAAGATAGTTATTTATTGTATAACTCCCACTCTTTTAAACGTCTATTTTTTAAACCTTGTAAAACTTTTCCATTAGCTGTAATGTACTTCGTTAAAAACCAATCCTTAATCTTGTCTTTATTAGCTTCCATATTAACCAACTTAAACAAAGTTGTACTACCTCCAGTGTTATAAGTGTGAGATACTAAAGCGTCAAATTCATTTTGTTTAACATCAACTTTTAACTTACTTTCAACTATTCGTTCATATCTTACAATAAGGTCATCAAATAAATCTCTAGCTTGTTCTAGTGTTATAGTATCCCCCATTTTAACTTTATCTCCATTTGGGTAATATGTGTTTCCAAATCCAATAGTAGGTACTCCTGCACTACATTTGTATGCTTTAAGTCTTACACCTTCAAATAACTTAATTAAGTCTTTACCTTCTTCTGATATTTTCATTTAACTACAAATAATGTTAATACACCTACACTTATTAAGTGTGCTATTTTACTTCGTTTTTTTCGCTTCTCAACGTCTTTCTTTAAATCTACAATACTATCTTTCAATTTATCGTTAACCTTGTTCTGAACGTCTATAATAGTATCTAATTGACATATTAAAGTATCTTGCCATTTAATGGTATAATCTTGTTGTTCTATTACTGAATCTTGAAAAGCTATTATCTTAACCGTATCGTTGTTTTCTTTAGCTATTATTACACTATCTCTATAAATCAAAATAGTGTCCTTAAAACGTCTTATTTTAGTTTTAAACACAATAGTATCTCTGTATAGTGTATCTAATCTTTGCTCTAACTTAGTTATGTATCTTATTTCAGTTGGTAAAGTAGGCTGTTTATGTAATACCAACCATGCTACAAATAACAACAATAAACCTATTAATATTTTATCTAACTTCATTTTTTTAACTTTTCACTTATTGAATCAGTTACTTTAGTACCTAATGCTACACCTACCATAGTAACAAACACATCATATCTGAATCCTTCTTTGTATAAGTCGTAAATAATCATATATACTACCAACAACCATGCACTAAACATTGTTAAAGATGTACGAGAATAACGTAATTTGTCATTCTCTAACTTCATAAAAGTATCTTCAACTAACTTTTTAAAGATACGCTTCACTTCTTAATGTCTTTGAACAGTTGCACAAATGCTTCTGCGTTTGCTTTCATAGTTCTTTCAGCGTGTCTAATTGCTCTAGATAGTTCTTCAAACTGTTTGTTAAATTGCTCAAACTTCAAGTCCATTATACGCTCTAAATTCTCAATTTCAGATGGCATCTTTTCATTTAGATTTTCTATCTTACCCTCTAGCTTCATAGTTCTATCGGATAGCTTCCAGTGCTCTTTCTCTAAAGACTTGTATCTAGAATAAACATCTCTAAGGAAGTATCCTACTACACCTAATAATGATGTTACTATGTATTGGTAAGTTTCCATTCTATACTATTTCTTCTGATGTCCAGTTAGCACCCTCACAAATTACTAGCATTTCTTCTCTAGTGTAAGTTGTGATAGCATCTCCCTCAACTATGAAGTATTGTCCATCTAATGAACGCCTTACTGTGTCTTTTGTTGAATAACCAACACAAAGTGAATAGTCGAATGTTTCTATCTCGCTTATTGGTTTTATATCGTACCCCATTTTTTTATTTTTTAATTCTTAATATTGTAATCCTGCACCACTATTATATAGCTCTGTTACTTCTGAACTTGTCAATACATCTGTAAACGTTGCTACTTCATCAATTACACCATTATACCACTGAATGAAATTAGGTATTTGATACCTAGCTGTTCCAATAGATGTTAATGTAGGATTAACCGCATCATAACCAACATCAGTTAAAACAGCGTTACCACTATCAAAAACTCCATTAATATACACTTTTAAACCATTTACAGAATCTTTTGTAATTGTAATCATTTGATTAACACCTCTTGTTATTGTCCCTGTAGATGTTAAGTCATATGAAGTACCTGAAGAGTCGAAAAATCTAAAAAATATCTTATTACTATTCAAAACATCCACTCTAAAACCTCTATTACTATATTGAGCGCAAAAAACTGTGCCGATATTTGTTCCTGTTATGTTTATCCAAGTATTTATACTGAAATCATTTAAAGGTTTAAAACAGTTATCAGGAAGTTGTACATAATCATTAAGACCATCAAAACTAAACCCTTGATTAATAATTCCTGTTCCATACGTTGCACCGTTAACCAAAGTACCGTTATAAGTACCTAAAGCATCGTTTGGCGTATTATCTGCTGTGTAGTAGGCTTGTAGTCCATCCCATAAAGGATTGCCACTAGCTTGTAATATATAAGGATTGATTAAAAACATATTATGCTCTATTACCTATTAATGTAACTTTTAAACCTGCTTCTGTTGCACCACCTGAAATAGCATCAATATCTATTGTAATCTCGCTATCATCGGCAAGTGAAGAATCACTTATTACTGCTGCTGTTGCTGCTGTTGTAGAAGTCTTTTCTGTAGCATCAATCGTTAACAAAGTAGATAAGATTGAAACACCTCCCTCATTAATATCTATTGTTGTAGTTCCTGAAGTTGAACCTGCTGTGCTTAATGATGCCCTAACCTCCGTTACTGTCATAGCGAAAGGCATTCTAAAAGTTAGCTTTGCTGTTCCTGTTGTTAATGCTGTTGTTTCATCACTTACTGCTACTTGAATAACCTCTTGCATTACTTCAGCACCTGTTACATACTTTGAATCGTATGTACTACCATTATAATCAGATACTATTAGTAAATCGTTAGCTTCTAAATTAGCACCTTTTGCTGTTAATTGACTTATTTTCTTTGTTGCCATTTTTTATCTTTCGTATTTTGTTTGTCCAAACCAACTATTATCGTAAGCTAAACCGAATCCTCCCCAGTTTAAACTTAAATCTTCTGTTATTGCAGTACCATCTGCTTCATCTAATAGTAGGAATCCACTATTTTCATCTACTATATTATCTCCATCATCAGATTGTTTACCAAATCCAATTAGATTATATACTGCTTCTCCCCACATATTTAATTAACCTTTTTATTATCTTTTTGTTGCATTAACTTAATTGCATACTCCTGCAACTTCTTAACGTCTTTAGCTTTCATTTTATACCTATCTCTCATAAATACCAACCTCCTATATTTGTGTTACTAATCGGATAAACGTCTGCACCTGAATTAGTATGGTATTCAGGAAAAGAACTTGAATTAAAACTCATATAATCAACGAATCTTTGACTGTAATTCTCTGCTGTAATTCTTTGCTTTTCAATTAAAAAGTCTACTTCATTTTTTTGTACCGTTTCAGAACTTTCTGCTGTATGCTTAAATACTCCTTTGTTAGCTACTGTATAAGCACTAAAAGGTAAATATTCAACCATAGCCCAATGAATAAGCATTTGTTTAACATAGTTGTTTAATAAGTCTAAATAAACACCTGACAATGTACCTGCTTCAATATCTGATTTTAACCTATTAAGTAAATCAGTACCTAAGTAGTTTTGAATGTGTATATCTTGAGCAATCTTAATAAACTGAATAAATTTATCAGTATCAGTATTTCCGTCTAGTGGTGTATACTTAACAATATCTGCTCTTTCTATTAATAATACTTCTGCCATTATTTAACGTCTTTTGGTAAATTCTTATTGTTAGGACTAAAACCTTTTAAAGGTAAGTTGTTAGGATATACACTAACCTCAAATGGATTAGTAACCTTAAATCCTTTAACCTCTGCTGCTCTAGTTCCTATCTTTTTCCATTCAGGATTATCTTCATTTAGGTCAACCATCATTGTAACTCTTTGCCATTTATGATGACATCTTGCACCTCCCTTATACTTAAAAATATCGTAAGTATCAGAACCAAACTCTCCGAATCCTTTATTTACTGCTACTGAAGCCATCTTATCAATATCTTCTTTACGGTATAATTTACCTGCGTTCATCATAGCTTTACAAAATGCTCTTTCAGGTGTTTTATTTCCAGTATATTTATACCTTACTTTAAAAAACTTATCCTTTACTTGTTTATCTTGCTTACTTCTTGCTGTTGGTCGTGCTGTACCTGTGCTTACAAAGTTCCAAACCTTACTCATTAAAGTAGGTTCTTCTTTAGTTAACTCAGATTCTAATTCTTCTAAATAAGCATTTAATACATCTTCATCTTCTACCTCTTCAACATCTCTTTCATCTATTACTATGTATCCTTCAGGAATATCCTCCCCTATCTCGTTTAAGTAATCTTCTAAGTTGAATTGTTTGCTTAGTTGTGTAGGCTCTTCTGACTTTTCTCCCTCGAATGGATTTAAAGTTTTAAAGTATAAGTCTAAAGATACACCGTTATATTCTAAAATACTATCAAAAGCATCTAACAACATCTCTTGAAATGGTTTAATAACCATATTATCAAATAAGTTGAACGAGTTTTGCAATTCATCAGCATTACTTGAAAATCCTGTTGATGTAGCAATACCAAAAATTAAAGGCGAAGTAACCGAATGTGACAACATTATCTTACGCATACATTCTTCACTCAAATACTGGTAATGTTCAGGTGCATCATTTAAAGGAATATCATCAACTGTAATAGCTGTATCTTTATTGTCGTTAAATGAAACTATTACCTTTTGCCCTTTTGACCCTGTTAAAGTTTGTTTTATTTTAGCATTTATAAAACTTTGTTGCTCTTCAGTAGGTACTCCATTATTTACATTAATAACCTTAGTACCTGAGAATCCATTTTGAACTTCGTTAATTAGATAGTCGCTTATTTCTTCTTCTAGCAATGTGTAATCTACTCCACCTTGATAGTCTACGTGAGCAAAGTATTTCATCCCTGCACTATAAGGCTGTATATACAACACCTCAACACTTTCATTTGAAGTACCAAATGCAGGTATCCTTTTAGGTTCGTAGTTTCTTAAATCCTCCCAATTATCACTAAAATAATATGCTTCTACATCTCCATCTTCATTGCATTTTTCAGGTGCTAATAAATTAACTGGAATGTGATATGCTTTCTTGACTAGCTTTCTATCTTTAGAATAATGTACTTGTATAGCACATTTACCGAATAGCTTTAAATCTAAACATAATTGTTTAACATCTTTTTTACCGAAGATAGACATTAAACTAGCATACTCATTAGGCTTTCTTTGTGCATCTTTAGCACTCAATCCTTTACCGTACATTAAACGTACAATAGAGTTAATAATACTGTTGTTTGTAGCACTATTTTTGTATCTTTCCATTAAGTAACTAAAGTAGCTATTTTCATCTCCCCATGTTACCCAATCTTTTCTTTTGTCCTCTATTATTTCAGGTCTTTTATGTTCTGCTAGATTAAAAATCTTTAAATTATCCATTATAAATATATAAAGTCGTTTGTACTATTTTTCTGTTGATATACACCATCATTAACTGAATACTCTCCCGTTTGGTCTGTACAGAATACCTTAGCATAATGTAGAACTTCAGTCGTACCTGTATATCCGTTAATCTCTAGTTTGTCGTTTTGGCTTGTTAGAATGAAACTGAAATCATTTGCTTGTAAGTAGTCGTCATTATCGTAATTTTGTAGTTTTAACGTGTAAAACCTCCCCTCTTTTAATGTAAATGTAGCAGTTAAAGTATCGTAATAGTCCCCACTTGTATAGCTTTCTATTGTAATACTTTCTGTTGTATTCGTTTCTTCATCTGTTAAAAGCAATACTGTAGGTACTGCATTACCTCTAGTAATTACATTTAAACTTTGTGAACTTGTTGATGTTGTTAATACTATCATACTTAATAAACCTTTTTTAATTGATTTTGTTTCTAAACAAAAAACCCCCACTAGTGAAAGTGAGGGCTAAAAACAAATTATGATGTAATTA